TCTGACAGGTCGCTTTGATACTTCTGGTTCAGCGGCCTTAGTTTTCTCTTCCGCAATGGCTTGGGCTTTCTCCGCAAAGGCATTAACGTTCACACCGATGATTGCATACGCTGCGTAGGCGTAAACCATGCAATCCAACGCTTCGTTCCTAGCGCGAATCTTCTCAAACACGCGCTTTTTATAACCTTTGTGGTAGCGAGTCACCACTTTTTCTGCGGTCAACTGCCTGAAATACTCGTCGTTCAGGTGGTCTGCAAAGTGTATGTATCCAGCACCCTGCTCTTGTATTCGCATCCTCGCGAACAACAAATCCTTTACCGTATCTACCCCAATGCCAAACAGTGGGCATTTAACGACGTTATTCTTACTTGGTCTTCCCGCTATGGGCTTACCTTCGCCTCCTAAGCCCTTGATTGCAAACACTTTTCTGCCGGCGTTTTTCTTGCAATATGTGTACACGGAATTGGTGAAATGACCTCCAGAGTCAACGCACGTTGCGCGTATGGCGATCTGCCTGCCGCTCTCGGTTTCATATTGCTTGAACAACTGGGAATCCAGGGCGCTCCATAGCTGCGGTGTAGACGGGTCGCCATACAAGGTGACGTGGTCTATCACCCAGCTTTCGTCATCTCGACCAATGCCCAGTACGGTTATCTCAAGACGGTTGTCCTGAACGTCAACACCAGCAACCAGAATCATCGCGTCATCAGGTACCGCCGGCATAGGTTCTCTTCGTTCGGCCAGCATGTAGTCATCTACAGTCTCGCCGGCATCAGCCCATGTCTGCCCCAGGTATGTGTTTGTCCACACGCGCAACTGCTCCGGGCTTTTCTTTACCTTCAGGAAGTCCTTCACACCGTCAGCAAGCGGTGTCCAGGGCGAATACAGTCCGTTGATAGCGAATCCAGCAACACCAGTGAACTCTTTGCCGGCGTGCCACTGACCGTTACGGATAGACCAAACGCGATCAGAATCGCTCCATAAAACGGCACAGTGGTCGCACATGTATGCTGCGGTTTCCGGCTGATCTTCATCCCATTTCACGTTAGACCATTTAAGTGTTTGATATTCCTCACAATGTTTGCAGGGAACGTAGAACTCGCGCTGGTCAGATTGCTCGTATGCCTCTGCAATACGGCTGTTGCCTTCATTGGTCGGCGTGCTAACCATGATGACCTTTCGGTTCCAGAAAGTGGCAGAACGCTTGCGTGCCAATTGTATCGGGTCGCCTTCTGAGCCGGCAGATGGCGGGTAACGGTCAACCTCATCACAGAGCACGATGCGTATCGGTCTACTAGCCAGGCCGGACGGGCTGTTGGCTCCCACCATAGTGATAGCGCCGCCTGGGAATATCTTGTGGAGGGTTGTGTTGCCTGAGTCGCGGGAGCGCGGGTCTTTTACCTTGCCCCGAAGAGCCGGCGTACTCTTGATGAGACCTGCTGCCACCCGGTCCTTACTGAACGCCTGAGCCATTTCAAGAGTAGGTTGGAGCACCAGAATAGGAGAAGGGTCATTGTCAATGTGATAGCCCACAATGTTGAGAATAGCCTCGGTTTTCCCAAGCTGTGCTCCAGCCATGACAACAACTTCTTGAATAGTCGAATCAGAGCACGCATCCATGATTCCTCGTTGGTATTCGGCACGGCTTGTGTACCATCTTCCTGGCTCCGCACTACTCTGCGAGTCTAGCCGTCTTCTTTGGTCTGCCCACTCGCTTACGCTTAACCTTGGGGGCGGTCTCAGGGTCTCCATCGCTGACTTCAGGTGCGATACCAGTGGTTTTGGTTGGGTCGGTGGTTGGCTCATAGTTGGATAGTTCCTCTAGCGCCTCGTTGATTAGGTCTTCCAGTATCTTTTGGCAAACACCGGCCTTGGATTCGGTAGATAATATGGGTGCCCCTTTGGTGGGTATGGATAGTAGCTTAGATTTGAGCGCACCAAGCACATCATTCCAGGCGTTAACAACGTCTTCCGCCGGAACAAGCTCTCCACGAACCTTCTCTAACTCTATCTCGGCAATCTGCGCTTCCGCATTCACCTTGCGTGTCCGAGCCTCATCGTAGCTCGAACCGAGCTTCACGCCGCCAGTGCTAGGCATGCTTTTTCCTTGGTTGCTTTTGGTGATTCTATAACCTGTTGTTTACATTAGCAAAATTCTATTTCTACGCGAACTTTGCGGCGCGCGACTACCCACGGCAGTCCGGTCGGGGAGTACCTGCTAAGTGCCTGATTTATAAGGGTTTTTTGCCCTTCTCGGGCCTTAACCTGCCCGTTGGGAGATGTTCCGTTTTTCCCTTGCAAATCAATGACTTAGGCGCGTCGGTCGTCATTTCGGCCAGATTGGGACCGATTCGCGGGATTCTCGGCCGGTCGCCGGGATTCTTCCCGGCTTGACGTGGTAACGCGCCGGCTTGACGTGGTAACGCCGGAACGCCTCGCCGGCGTGCTATGGCGTGCCATTGCCCGGCATGCTGGCATGTACCACGACGGCCGTGGTTGCCGCGTGCTGGGCGTTCGCGCGATTGTGCTAGGGCATATGCGGGTTTGATTTGCGGCGCTATACGCGCGCCCTATGCGGTCGGTATATGGCCGGACATTGCGACCGGGCACAAAAAAGCCGGGACGCGCCCGGCTTGTGGTGGGTTTATCGGGACGCTATCGCGCGCCGGTCCATTTATACGGGTCCGCCTGATTCGCGGCCGCATCGCGCGGATTCTTCCCGGAATGGTAAAAATGGGTCGCGGTGTCCCAGCATATGCGCCCGGCGTTCTCAGCGTAGTCTGGCCGCGCCTCAATGGCGCGCTGATATTCCGCGAACCACCGCGCGCGCTCGGCAAGCTTCGTTTTACTTATCATTTCGCGCCCCCCATGTTTCGACCCGGTGCCGGTCCATTGTCTCAGCTTGCCCGGTTTCGATAATGTAGCGCGCCGTGTCTGTCATGGTCCGGTGCCCGTTCACGCACAACGACAGATAGGACTCGGATACACCGAGCGCGACCGCCACGAATGGCCGGCCGCCGTTCGCCTCAATGGCGGCGTTTAATGTTTCATCCTTCATTGTTGAACCCTCGCAGCTTGACCTTGTTAGACGCCTCGCCGGCCTCATTGTTCCACCGTGCCCACAATTCAGCGGCGCGCCGTTCGGCTTCGGCTAACACGCCGAACGCAGCCCAGTGACCGCCCGCAACGCCGGTTATGGGTTCCAAATCCCAACCCGGTTGAACCCGAACCGATAGAGATTCAAAGTCGCCAAAATCTATCGCGCCGGCCAGCTCGCGCTCTTCGGTGAAGCCGAGATCATGCCCCAGCAACACGCCGGCAATGAGCGCGGCCAGCTCATTTTGTGTTTCGATTTTCATTAGATGCCCCCCGTCAGTTGATAAAACGATATGACGATAAACGCAGCCCATCCCATACCCGAAGCGAACGCCCACGCGGCCGTGCGTGCCTTCTGCCGGCTTGCGCGTTGAATCTCGGCCCGTATCCGTTCGGATTCATCCCGGCGCGATTCCGCGAAATCACGCGGCAGGCCGGCGATTTCCGGGTGCCGCTTGGCGCGAAATTTTAGGACCGCGCCCGTTTTGTTTTGGTTTTCCGTTTTCATGCTATGCAACCTCCCTTGTCGCAATGATTTGAGAATCGATAACGAATCCGCTGGTGCTATTTTTTGCCGGTCCCTTGGCACGCAATCCAATCACGACCGGGCCGGCGTTCACGTTCACAAGGTCGCTAGCGTCGCCGTCGATTACTTCACGGCCGAGGAATTGCGCCGGTAGTCCATTCTTGAACACGGCCGCAATCGGCACGGCATGCTGCAGCGCAATGTCTACTTGCTTGGCGTATTGCCGGCGGCCGCTATACGAAAACATCAACCGATAATTATCCGGCGTGCTACCCAATCGCTTGGCGCGTTTGGTGTAGTCGTAGAAGAAAATATCCGGGAATGCCTGCGGAATGCCGTGATCCTCGAATGCGATATCTGACAGCACATTAAGCCGTGCGACCGGCTTTACATTCTGGCGCGCGCATAGGTTTTGGAATCGGTCCAATTCGCCGCGCAATCGGTCAAGGAATTGCGCCCGGTCCGCATGCCATAAATCGGCGCGCCATTGCCGGCCGGCTTTTACATTCTGGAACGCGCCGCGCCCGGCATCCTTCAAACAGTCGGGCATGCATCCGGCCGCTTTGCTGCCCGGACACAAAATGGCGTCGGGCATTAGTGACAGACTCGCCACCCGGACCGCGTCGCCGGCTTTTTGTGTCTTGGCTACTTTCGTGTTGCCCGGCTTGGCGCTGGTATCTAACAAGGGTCGGTTATTCATTGTTGCCGCCCTCCAATGCTCGGATGATCAGCGCGCCGCCAAAACTGGCAGCAGCGGCGAGCGCGGATATCGTCGCGGCGAACGTGAAAGCGTAAAGAGTAGCGCCGCCAGCGATGGCGACCATTAATAGCAGCGCGGTAATCGCGCACCATGTTCCGGCTAAGATTGCGTTTTGCATTGTGTTTTCCTTTTTAGTTGATGCGGAGTGCATCGCGGAGCGCGTCCCCACGCGCTCAACGTTGGACTCTGATTTAAGCGGCGGCCGTGCCGCCATTGCAAGCGGCCATCAATTGCTTGGCGGCGTTCGCAAGCTCTCGTTTGGGCAACATGTAAGCGATTTCTTGCGCCCGGTCCCAGTGCTTTTCCTCGGCGGCTAAATGCATTTCTTGTTTACGCCAAGCGGCGTCGCCGTCGAAATCCTCACAGATCGCGGCGCAATCAACGTTGAAATCAACGAGGCGCATAGCACGCGCCCAATTGCGCACGTCCGATTGATGCGCCGGGTTTATCGCGCGAACAGAATCGGCGGCTTCTAAGTACTCGGCTTTTTTAGGCAGTTCGATGGTCATGATGTCTTTTCCTTTTTTGGTTCGGTTCGGGTTAAAGGTCGGTGCTGTTGCCGGGTTCTGTTTCGGCATACTGAATCAGCGCCTCGCGAATGGTCCGCTGGCCGACGATTTCGTTAAACGTGCTTCGCTGCCAAGAATCCAGCGCACAGTAGGCGCTAAACAATTCGCGCATTGCCCGGTCCAATTGTGGAGCGCGAGTATCGGCAACGCCGTTATCGGTCAAAAAGCTTTCGTATCGTGTTTCCATTTCCTTTTCCTTACTGGTTTTTTATACAGTGCGCCGCCAGCCCTTGGCCGCGCTGGGGATTTTATACAGGAACGAATTGACACTGTAAACCTTGCCCGTTCCTTTATACGCAAAAAAAAGCCGTTGCCCGTCGATAGTCTGGACCTATCAAAACGGCGTGAGCTCGCGCCGGTGTCATAGTTCGCGCCTATCGTAAAACCGGGGCCGATTCCGCGCCGCGCGCCCTGATTCTGGCCGGCGTCCCGATTCCCGGCCGATTGCCGGCCATCCCCTACCCATTGCCGGCGATTCTCTCACCCGGTCCGCCATTCCCGGCCGATTGCCTACCCATTGCCGGCGATACCGCCGGATTTGCCGCGATTCTCCCCGACTCTGCCCAATTCCGGCCGATTTCCACCAATTTTCGACCGATTGCCGCCGATGCATGCCGCCGGACCCGAAATCAGGCCATTTGACCCCAAAAATGACCTCCGTGGGATAGTAAAGACACTCCGTGGGATAGTAAGCACCAAAACAGCACTCCGTGGGATAGTAAATGACCTCCGTGGGATAGCCTTTGCGCCCAGGAATGGGCTGCGCCTGGCCGCTGGATGCTCCGTGGGATAGTAAAGGCCAAAAGTAGCTCCGTGGGATAGTAAATACCCCTTCGTGGGATAGTAAAGTAGCTCCGTGGGATAGCCTTTACTAAGCCCTGCGCGTCCTCTCTGCCTGCTTCAACGCCTTGTTGAACTCGAACATGATGCGCTTACGAGCGTAGCCATAAGCGATGTCACGGGCCGGGAACAGCCTTCTGATAGGTCTGCTCTTGTTACCAGTGGTGAAGATCTTCTTCAGCTTCGTGCCGCCCTTCTTGCGCTTCACGCCCACCCGTTCATATAGGCCAAGGAACTTATCGGTCTTGGGTTTGCCGGCAGGGAATCCGTAGAAGTATCGGTCCGTGTTCGCCCTGTACTTGGCATATGCATGCTTTTTGATGTTGCCATGCTTATTGATAGCGCCCCTGGGCGTGTCCTTCGTGGGCTGCAGCAGGTTTGTTCTGCGCGGCTTATCAGGCGGCAATACCGTTCCGCCCTCAATGATATTCTCCAGGTATCGACGCTTGCGACCGCTGCCACCACCTCCACGGGTTTCGCCCGTTACAGACGCTCTACCCCCGTCTAACTCCGCGAATATCGTGGCCTGCAGGTTCTTCTTCGTGGACTTGATGTACTGGAAGCCCTGCTTGGTAAACCGCTCTGCACCGCCCTTTAGATACTTGTCTACCTGTCTACGAAGCTCGCCTTGACCGCCCTGGCCTACCGCAATCTGAAACGCCA